CCTTATCATAAAGCCGTTCAAGAAACTCAATTTCTGTAGCCGTGTCTTTATCATACCGCCAATGCTGAGCTGACCGCTTTGACAAAAGACTTAATGAAATTCCGTGAGCGAATACCCTTAGTTCTTCCTCAGTGTATCGCTGTTCTGGCTCTGCGGATGGCAGGGAGTTAATCCATACTTCGACATCAGCAGTATCCCATATCTTTGACGGGTCTTTGCCTTGTAAATCAGCAATCGCATCCTGTCTGTTAATTAAATCAGTCATCACTCGCCCTCCTCTTTCTTAAATCCCGGAATCACCGCCATTGACATTCTTGTAAATGCTTCATTAGCTAATTTTTCATCCTCTGGGTCGAACCGATTACATTCATGCCATCTGATTGTTTCATCCGTATCTGCATCATGCAATTCTCTGATATGATCTGATGGAAATGCTGATATATCGAATCTGGCGTTTTCCATTGCATCCAATATCGGACATCCACCATTTTCTGGAAACTCTGGGAATCCATCGTCTCGCAGTTTGTACGATCTGCATTGCTCACAATAGTTGTACAAAAAGATTTCATATTCTGTGCCGTTACTAAACGGCTTTGATGGCAAATTACTCATCACTCGCCCTCCTGTTCAGTTATCTTTTCCATCGTTCCACCTCTCCAAAATCTTCTCCAGTTCGTCCTGCATCATTTCATCCGCAGCAGCGTTATGCCATTTCCAACGGTTTGCTTCCTCAACCTCGTTCGGATCTGCATTTCTCATGTACTTGTCTCGCCACTTCAGCAATGCTTTATCGGTCTCAGTAGGTTTCATCCAGTCAGCCATGTCCTGGTCGTTCCCATATCGTGCCACCTTTGGAACCACCTTTCCGGTTCTGATTGCGTCCTCGGGCACAAATGTTTTTATCTGCGTCCAATGCTCCGGCCTGTTAGTCCTCTTCCCTTGTTCCAACCGATCCGGCTCCTTGTGGATGACATACCAAACGATCCATATCAGACCGATCAGCGCAGCACCTATGGCAAAACCCAGGATCAGGCAAAATAATCTTGGCGTCATTTCTATACCCCCTATACCATCATCTTCCGCATCCACTCTTCGACTTCGTCCCACGTAAAGGTTTTGTCCAAGCTGTTTACCTTCTTCAGGTCATAAAAGCCGTCGAGGATCTGATTCTGCATGCGCCTGATGCGCCGCCTGGTTTCGTCTTCATCGGACAGATCCCTGGCAGCAGCTCCGCAGATGTCACAGATGTCCGCATAGCGTTCATAGGTTTTCATAGCTGATGCGCTGCCGGACAGCTGATATTCCGTTTCATACTTTGCTCGATTTTTGTCTGCCCATTTGAAAATCTTATCGATAGTTGCTTTGTCTCTCATGATTTCATCTCCCTTCAATACCTGCTCACGTAATACCTGGACTGTTCATATGGCGTCCGGAAATTCTTCTTCACCGGCTGCTGCTTCTTTTTCTTCGGCTTCACAGCCTCTTCCTTTTCTTTTTTCCTGATCCAGCGGTACACGGAAGTCTCGCTGATGCCCAGCATCTTGCCGGCTTCCCTGACGCTGTAGCCTTTTCGTACAAGTTCAATTGCTTTGTCTTTAATTGCTTCTTCGATTCTCGGATGTCCCATTGTTTTCACCTCACCAAATTATTCTTGCTGTCCAGGATCCTGCCGGAGCCGTCATAGTGATATAGTTCATCCGGCCGGTCCGGGAAAGCGTACATACGTCCTTCGCTGTCGATCAGCCGACCTCTGCTGTCCAGCCGGCTGAAGGTATGTTGCGGAACGTATTTCGTTGCCTCTGTTGTCTGCCGCTTCTTAAACCACTGGATCCTGGGCGCATGACTGTTTCCGTCTTCCAGCATCAGGTATTCATCAAAAAGGCCTAATGCTTCGGAGTAATCCATGTAACCGATCAATCGGTACCATTCGTCAACGACAGACGCATTCACATCTGCCCTTGGGTAATGCACCCGGATCCTCTCCAGTAATGTCCGGATTTCTTCAGTGGTCATAATCGTCTCCCAGCATCAAATTGCTTCTCTGAGCAATCCGGTCATATACATTCAGCGTAATGCCCTTTGGTGTTGCAAATCTGCTACGTTTATCTTCCAGTCCTCGCTGATAAGATTTGATTACTTTGTCAAAGGCAAAATTTAACGCTGTCTGATCCATCATCCCCCATTCCTGGATGACAGACGAAGATCCTACTGCACGCTGCAGGTCTTCCGGCAACCGGTCGAATTCATCCGAAGCTCCATAATTCGCGTTTCTGCTCGCCCGGATCAGATAGTCACGGATCTCTCCCTCGTCCAGTTCCGCAACCGATGCCTTCGCAATCAATGCATTCAACTGTCCGATGCTCGGAGCGAATCCGGAAGTATCTGTGTTGGCATATACCGTCAGCGCATCATCCATCATCTGCACGTCTTTATCCTTCAGCACCGAATACCATGAATCAACCACTAAAGCCAGATTGCTCGGTTTGAAATTCGGATAGAGTGCTGCCATACGAAGCAGCAACACTTTCGTCTCATCTCTTGTCATGCCTGTAACCACCTTTGCAGATAATCATTATCCAGTTCCTGTTGGGATTTCTTTATTCTGTCCCAGGCAATGCCCTGCCAGTTATTTCCCATGCTTTGCCGGATGACATCAATAACCGCCTGTTCCCCATGCTGACGGACGCGGTTCTCTATTTCCGTCAGCAGGCATTTAAGTCCGGTCTCTTTGTATGCCTGTCGCTTCTCCGTCTTGTACTTCACCCAGTCCTTGACTGCCTCTTCTACCCGTATGGAGAATTGACGTTCCTCAATCATGGTGGTTGCGGATTTGTGCGGAGCCGGTTCCTGTCCCCCGGTAGGGGGGATAAAGGGGGGTATATCTATACCTTCTTCTTCTCCTTTACCTTTACCTAAACCTATACCTTTATCTATATCTATACCTATACCTATACCTAGTGTGTCATTTGGTAACGCCTGGTATGTCTGCGGTATGTCATCTGACATACCATTGTCTGTCATTGGTATGTCAGTGGTATGGCAGTCATCTGTCAACCGGTAACAGCCATCTTTGTCAACCTCTAACCTGCTGACTGTCTCCATGTGGTATGTCACTTTCTGCCGGTCGTTCCTCAAATTGTTGTTCTTATTCCAGTGCTTAACCGCATAAATCCCGGATCCCATATCCAAAAGAAACCCATTATTTACAAGCCTTTTCAGGTCTGCATCCTTGCACCTGGTGATCCTCAGAATTTTCTTTGCATTGTCGATCAGGCCGTAGTCATCTGCTCTCATACAGATGTGTACGTATAAAGCCTGCGCGGAGAACGGAAGGTCAAGATAGGCGTCACTGTCAACTATGTCTAACGAAAACATTCTTTTACTTGCCATTATTTAAGTTTCCTCCTTCCGTACTCCGCGAGTAGCAACGCTTCTGCCATGCCATCGTGGTCCTTCTTTGATCTGTCTGACTTCTTCAGGTCGATGCATGGGAACAATCTTTTGCAGCATTCGATGCTCTTTTTCTTATCTCCATTCAATCCGAATTCCGCTTTCCACTTCCTCGGTGTAACCAGATCATAAGGTACACGCATGGCTTCCAGGATTCCCAGGATGACTCCGAAATTCTTGCCGAAGTTGAACATGGACGTTACGCCCTGCTTTGGCATTGCATGTACTTCTTCCAGCATCACCTTCATCTTTCCCGGCCGGTGCAGCACCTCGATCAATTTATCTGTAGTCAGCAGGAAGTTTTCTGCGCTGTCTTCCAATGTATCGATAACTCCGATTCCCCCGTCCGCGCCAGGATCTATTCCTACGTAAATCATAGTTCCAATCTCCTTTTCTTCTTTGGATTGCCTGCCAGTATTCATCTAAAGGGAAGGCCCTCATCCTCTAATGCATCCGGAGCAATCTGCATGAATCCTTCATTAGCTGCGTTCTTCATTTGCGGATCTGTGAAGGACATCTGCTGCGGCTGGGGATTCTGTTGGAACTGCTGATACTGATCAGCCAGTGACTGGTTTTCCGGCTTCAGTTTGATCTTTGGGACTGGCTGTTCCTCGGCTGTGCTGTAGTTGCAGAAGCGCATCGGCTTCACTGCCACACCGAAGGTGTTGTCCATCTTCGTATACTCTTCTTCCCGGAACACTACGCCTACTTTCTTGTTCTTGAAGTAGCTTGTGAACTGCGGTCCCCAATCGAACGTAAAACCGGGATTGCTGTCGCTAACGGCCGTTGTAAAACGCATCAGGTTCTGTGTTCCGTAGTCGGTCCGCTCGTCATAGACCAAATAGGTTTTACACTTCCAGTATTTCTTCCATACCCCTGGCTGCTGCAGGTTCTCTTCAATCCTTCCGGCCTGCTGATCAGACAGGAGCCGGTTCTGATAGAACTTCGGCTGCTTATCGTCTTTATCAGTGTCCAGGTAGATGATCAGCATCTGATACCCGGACTTACTGGTGGTCTCTTCTACTTCCATGATGACACATTTGTGGCCCCCTGCTGTGAGGGCCTGAAATGCGTCTATTTTCGTGTTATCCCAATTTACTGGTTTGTTCATGCTTGTTCTCCTTTAAATAGATTTTTATGCCGTTTCCGGCTTCATATACTGCTGTATCGATTGGAATGTTCAGTCCCATCAGATCCTCTGCGGATCCAGTCCAGGTTCCGCAGATGTGAACGCTGGTGGTATCACTGTTCGGGATTGCCTGCAGAAACTCTTTGACTGTCATCTGCCTTCACCCCCATTCCGTAATATTCTCTTATTGCCATATCAACAGCCTTCAGGTCATTGTCAATCAGATCCGTCTGGAACATGTCCATGGGTGTCTTGACGGTGTCCTGTCCGTTGTTTTTCGTAGAAAAGTAAAATGCCCCGTCCTTCACCACGGTCTTCAGTACGATACTGAACTTGCCTTCCAGGGTGACGTAGTTGTCCAGCATCTTGCCGATAGTCTTGAAGTGTTCCCTGCCATCATCAGCCTGTTCGGAATGTCCCACGAAGTACACGATCTTGTCAGCCGGCAGGTTCCTTGCTGTTTCGATCAGGTTGTTAAAGTTCAGGGCCATGTCCGTAAACTTCTGGTAGCCGGTCACCTTGGCTTCCCTCATGAACTGATCTACCATGAGATACGTCGCGTCATCGATCACGATGGACGGCGTCTTGATCCTCGGAAGGCCCTTCATGATTTCCTGATAATTGTTGGTGATGCAGGTCGGAAGTTTCTTCCGGAAAGGCATTGGCTTTCCGGATACATTGATCACGGAAACCTCATTCGGTTCAAAGTCTCTAAGTGACGTAGACTTGCCTGTTCCTGACTGCCCATATACCATTACTAATACTGCCATTGCTTAATCTCCTTTCATTACTATGCTTCAAATTCATAAACCCTTGGTTTCCAACCTTCACACTCTTCCGGATGTTCTCTTTTATATTGGTTCCAAAACCACCATGCCTGGCGTTCGCTGTCGAAGGTAACACCACCGTAAGCCGCTTCCGGAGAATCCTGTCCTACAAACCACAGCTGCACTGGATTCTGATATCCTCCCGGTCTTGATGCACCACCGGAGAAACGGATACAGTACAGGGTCTTTCCGTCCTTCTGGATCCGTAGCTTAATCCTTGGCGTTCTCATCTTCATTACTCCTTTCAAGAGCGTTAACAATCTCGTCAAGCAGTTTTTCCCTTATCTTTTTTCTGAACTCTTCCGGATCCAGATAGATGGCATCAATCAGCGAATCCGAAAAGAGTACTTTCAGCCTTTCGGCTTCAGCCTCGTCTTCTGTCTTATCGATTTGAAGAGCAACAACCTGCACGATTGCTGTCGCCTCGCTCATCAGCTTTGTCAGCTTTCCATCTAACTCAACTGCTTCGCCTTCGTATTTAATCACCGTCCAAATCTCCTTTCATGTTCATTCTGCCCACCAGCATTCATAAACTGGTCGTTCGTTAATGTTATGCGCGATTGCCTTCTCCACATCCGGCCGGTTTTCCTCGATGATGTCGCTGATCAGGATGGCAGCCAGATAGACAAACAATAAAATTGATACGACGGTTAAGATCTTCTTCGTCATGCCTCCAGCACCTCCCCAACCTCCCCAGACTCCAGCAGTTTCTGGAATCTCGCAACATCGATGTAGATAACCGCATTCACTGCTCCGGAAGTGCGGAAGGTAAACTCCCCGGCCAATCTGCTGTGAACCAATCTCTGCATGGACTTCAGGGGGAATCCCGTTTCCCGGCAGAATCGTTTCATGCTTACGTAGTTTTTTTTAGATTCCATATCCAATTCCTTTCTGCGTTTTGTTCAAATCTTTGAACTTTTATCCCAAAAAAAATACAGCCCAACATCCTTGATATCTATATCCAATGCCCGGCACCACTTGATCATGTCTGCCTGGGAAAAGCCTGACCTGCCGTTCATCTTCTTGGATAGGGTCTGATTCGATATAGATAAATGGGAAGCGAACTGTTCCTGTGAACCGAACTTCTCAATTATTCTGCCTTTAAGTTTTTGGTATGACATGTCCTCTCCTTTCTTCTATTCTCTCTTTTGTTCAAACCTTTGAACTTGTCTAGAGTTTAAACCTTTGAACCTTGCTTGTCAACCACTTTCGTTAAAATTCTTAAACTTTTTATTGAAGGCTTTGAACCGATGCAGTATAATCCTTATGGATAAAAGGGGTGATAGATTATGATGGAAAAGCTAAGTATTAAAGTTATGGAAGAACTATCCAGAAAACGAATTATTTATTTACTGGATACATTTTGTGCTGGGGACAGGAAAGAATTCGCTGACAAGGTAGGCATTGGTAAATCTTCCATTTCTCAGTATGTAAACGGGACAAATTCCCCTGGGAATATCACAGCAATGAAAATCGGAAAGGCTTTTGGGGTAGATCCGATGTGGGTGATGGGCTTTGATGTTCCAATGAATAAGGCAGATATTGCAGAAAAGATTAGCAACATGGATCTCGATCTGTTGGATCTTCAGATCATGGAGCTGTACAAGAAGCTGCCGGTTGAAAAGAAGAAGGCTCTCATTAAACTGCTTGAAGCGTCAAGTGAGTAATAAATTGGACAGCACATGAGTTATTCTTCTCTGCACAAACTTACAATAGGAGAAGATGACATGAATGAATTGCCCAGTGATGATGTAATTGCTCAGATGGTTTCCGAATTGCCGGCAGAAGATAAGCTGCTTCTGCTTCGAGTGCTTATAGAACTCGATAAAACTCGACAATAATGCTGTTGACTAATTGTTGACTAAACAGCAAAAGGACCCGCTCCGACACAGGTCCTTCGCTTGTAATAATTGGATATGGGTGCAACCAATATGGGTTTTACCAGATAAAAAAACAATATCGTTGAAAGGAGATTTGCTTTATGGATATCCGGCATTTTTATTATACATCTCCTTTTGCAAACGGGAAAGGAGAAACAAGACAAAATGTCAAAAAAGAAGTTGTCAAAACAAATCAGCCTCGGCTACGATCCGATGACCGGCAAGCGGATCCGGAAGAGGATCTACGCCAACGGCACGCAGGAACTGCGACAGCGTGAGAATGATCTTAGGGCTGAATTTGCCAATCAATGCAACCCATCCGGAATGACATACGATGAGTATGAAAGAAAGTGGTGGAATGCGAACTGCTCACATCTTGCACCGGCTACGCAGACCAGTTATGAGAAGATGCTGAAAAAAATGGAGCCAGTCCGATATATGAAGATGTCCCAGATCATCCGGACAGACTTACAGCAGATTATCGCTAACGACTGGAGCCATCCAACTACCTGCGAGAAATTAGCGTCCCTGATGGGGTCTATATGGAGGAATGCGGTATTTGACGGCGTAGTCCAGAAGAACATCGCCGAAAGGTTAAAACGTCCGAAAAAGGGCAAATCCGTTCGCAGAGCGTTAACACAGAAGGAACTGGATGCTATTAAGATTGCGAAGTTCACGCCGGACGAGCGGTTGATGGTCGATATCCTTCTTCAGTTCGGACTGAGGCCAGGGGAAGCGTATGCCCTGGATATGCGCTCCTTTGACCGGAAAACCAGGATGCTGACGATCAACAAGGCCCTGACACATAAAGACAACCTGCCTATCATTAAGACTACTAAAACCGGCGTCACCAGGCGGTTGCCTATTCCGGACTCCTTTTGGAACAAACTGCCCAGTAAGCGGATGTACTTATTCACAAATTCTGAAGGGACGCTTCTGAAGCGGAATGAAATGGTGAACATGACACTTCATATAGTCCTCAAGATTAATTATGCCATGGGTGGGACTTATTACATCCGGGCAACAAACCTGTCCTTATATACCTTCCGGCATAATAAAGCCAGCCTGCTCTATTACATGCCGGGAGTCAGCATGAAGAAAAAGGCTGAGTACATGGGCCACTCAGAGACGATGTTTTTAAAGACGTATAGCCATTTGATTGAAGAGAAAGAAGACATCGAACTGCTCCGGCAGGAAGTCGTGTAGCGTTCCAAAAGTGTGCCAAAACAGTGTCACAGACGGATATTTATAGGGACTACTTGTAACTACTTGGAACAGCAGCAAACCCAGTAAAATCAAGGATCAACGCCTATTTTCTAAGGATCAGTAGAAATTGTTATGAATGAATATATTGCATTTTAAAGCATTGAATTTAAGCCGTTTGTCGTGGTTAGTGTTCCAATTCTGTGACAGGCATGCTATAATACTTGCACAAGGTAGTTTATAGTCAATATTGAAAACTCGGCTTGTTGCAGAGAAATACCCCTGGTTAATTCCAGGGGCGTTTCTTTTTTAGTAGTATTTAATAACTCTGCTGTAATAAGATCCTTTGCTAGGTGCTGCCATGAATGCATCAAACATTTCCTGTGTCACATGGTGCGTGTACCATCTTCCGTTCGCCTGGATCTGAAGTGTTCCAGTTTCCGGATCCCAGTCATAGCCACTTAACCAAGAGGATTGCACAGTTCCGGTCTGCCGTTCCTGTTTCTTTTCCTCTTCCGGGTGCGTCATGCTCTTGATCCAGTCCTTACCGGATGTCTTTTTCTCCTGTGCTTCTTTTCGCCAGGAAGGTGTTGTTTCTTCTTCCACTACAGGCTTCCCGAAAATTTCCTGCGGCTTCCCGGAAAGGTACGGATTGCTGGCTGTGCTGGGCAGGTAATCCCACAGCTTCGCCGCCTGATCATCAGACCATCCTACTTCATTGATAGCCGCTATTTGTTCATCCTTAGTATAGGATCCATATTTACCGGATTCAGTCGGCTGATCAACCTTGTCCAGGGCCAGACGGAATTTCATGTATTCGTCATAGGTTAATGCTCCGGATTCAACAGCTTCCTTACCATTCGTCCATCCGGCAGCTTTGCTGTTTTCGTAGGTCTGAGCATATTCTTCCAGCTTCTGCTTGTCTGCAGGGGATGCGTTTTTATATACGCTTGTTGAGCGGATCGGTTTCAATGCTTCTTCTGCCTCCTGCAGTTCTGCCGGAGTCGTGAACCGTTCTTCCAGATCAGTCACCTTATCAACGCCCTGCTCCACTTTCAGGATACCTTCAATTCCGTCATTGATTGCTTTGTCGGTGAATCCCATGTCAATCATCTTTTGATATTCTTCCAGATATTCTTCGTTGTTTGTCCGGGACAGCTCCAGCAGATGCTGATAGGATTCACTGTACGTCACATTCTTCGGATCAGTTGCGTACTGAACGGCGTACAGATCTTTCATGCTCTTTGATAGTTTCTCCGGATCAAATCCGAATTCATCAACAAGCGTATTGCAGATTTCATTGTACTTCTCTTTGTCGCCGTTTTGGTATGCCCGGTATCCTACTTCCGCAAATGCTTTCTGATTAGCTGCCGGATCCAGATCCCAGGCCAGCGCATACAGGTCTGCGTCATACGGATCATCAAACACATCGCGCCCGCGTTTGTACATTGCTGTGATTGTGTTGTAAATATTATCAAACGGTATACCGAACATTTTGCTGACAGCAGACGCAACGGTCTTCAATTTCTTCTTATACTTCGTAAAGTCAAACGGTTCACCGGAAGTCAGAATGTCGCTTGCTGCGTCCCAGGCTGTCTTAATTGCAGATCCCATATCACCCAGCGCGGAGTCTGTCACAGATTCAAATCCGTAATAAGTATCACCGAAAGCCAGGGAACTGATTAAGGACCACACATCAGATCCGAATGGTAACATACCGAAGATACCGGATCCGATATCCTTGCCCATGTTTTGGGCCATAACCTCAAGGCTGAAGTTTCCGTTTTCATCGGTATACTTTTCTTCTTTTCTTCGGAACAGATTCCACAGCATTGTCATTGCTGCGAATGTAACCAGCTGTCCAATCTGGGAAGTGATTGCCCGGCTCAGTTTCTTTTTGGCTTCCGCATACTGTGCCTGCGCTTCTACGCTGTCAGCATTATTCTGCAGCTGCGCTTTCTTTCCTTTGAAGTTTCCAATTGCATCATACAGTACGTTAAAGTTCTGCATAGGCTGCGTCTTAAACATCATCAGTGTCTGAACTACTCCGGACTTAGATCTCAGGTATTCCGGCCTCTGCAGGCTGGTGTAGTTCGGCTGGGTCTCTTCAATCACCTGATTGTAGATATCCGCTACTGCTCGGTAGTATGCATCACTCTGTCCGTGGATACCGGCTCCCTTCTTATATAACCCCGGATTATTGTTCCGGACATAGAACTCGGATGCTTTCCACAGTTTCCGTGTCGTCAACAAGTCAACGCCCTGGATCCAGTTCAGACCTTTCGGCAGGTTCGCAAAGATGTTGTTCTGGTTCTGGATGTCGCCCAATTCCTGAGTGCTGAATCCTTTGGTCCTATACCACTGAAGCGGCGTATATTTAGCAATCAAATCCAAGTCTACATGCCCGTTATCCCGGAAGGCCTGTACAAGCGGACGCCATCCCAGAACACCGGCAGCGGTCGGATAGGATGCGGCCTGCTTCATTGCTACTGACAGGTTCAATGTCAGCACGGCTCCAGCGTATTTGCTCCGGACTTTGGCAAAGGTCTTCTCCAGATCTTCCTGGTTGTTGTTTGGCGTCTGCAGGTCAGAGATCATCTTCTCGACATATCCCTTTGCTTTGTCGCCCCATTTGTTTGTAATGGATTCCAGTACAGATCCTTCAAAGTTCTGATACACACCGTTAGAATCAAAGTGGCCCAACGTCACGCCCATGAGTTTGTTAATGTTCCGGATCGGAATGGCTAGGCCTACATACTTAGAAGTAGATTCAATGCTTTGCTTCAGGATGTCTGTAATATCCCGGACAATGACAGGCTTCTTACTGCCCTGACGTTCTTTCAGGTTGCCCATGCCCTCAATGGTTCCATCAAATTTAATGGCTCCATATTCCGCGCCAAGGAAGTTCTTATCAACGCTGATCGGCAGATAGTCACCCACTTTTGCGATTGGACATCCCAGCAACTGCTCCGATACTTCATTAAGGTAATCCTTAGACATACCATTGAAGTAGTCATGGATTGCGTCAGCGAAGGCACGTTCCTGGGCAGTCATGTCTGCTGCCAGTTTATTAAGAAAACTCTTAGTCACCTTTACCTTGGTGGTATTGCTTCCATATGCATCAGAGATATTCCCCTTCATGTAAGACTTCATATCCGGGAGAGTGATTCCACCGCCGGCAATATGTCCGTTCGGTGTATCTCTTCCACACATGTGTTCCATCCATCCCTGGTCCTTCGATGCCAGGTAAAGAGTCATTCGCATTGCCGGCGTCAGCTGGATCCGTTTCTGCTGTCCGTCAGCAGTGAGTACATCGTACTCCAACAGCTGTGCCTTTGTGCCGGTCAAGGACTTCATCAGTTTCTTATTGGTCAGCCATTCTTTGAACAGGTCTCCAGCTTTCTTCTGGTAGTCAAGCATTCTTCTCTGTCCACCTGCAAGGCCCTGCTCGCCGGCTACTGCCTGATACAGAGGATCCGATTCTACGTATCCGGTCAGACGATGCATGAATCTTGTCGGCGACAGTGTTCCCTGAACCATGAGAGTATCGATATTGCGCCACAATCCCTTCTTAGTCCCGGGAGAATTATCAATATCCCTGATAATTTGCATACCCATCTGAAGGGTATCTCTAGCGTCATCAACACCAATCAGCTGCTTCTCTGTTCGGATCGTTGTTTCCAGTACCTTCAGCGCATCGGTCAGTTCCCGGACATCATCCAGTGTCATATCTGCAATATGTTTTTGCGACAGCCTTGCAAGCTGTTTACCAATCAGGTCGTGCCTTGTCACAAAATCAGGATTATTTTCCTTTTCGCTCTCATACCAGGCACTAAGAGCCTGCAGGTTATCAGCCTTGCCCGAAGTCAGTCTGACAGCTACAAGATCCAGATCTCCAATCAAGTCCTTGATCAGAGCCTTATTCGCCTTTGTGGTTTTCATCCGGTCTAATCTCTGAGCAATCTTCAGAAGTTTCTTCCGGGCATCGCTGTCCTCTTTACGGAGCCTCCGATTCTCGGCAACTTCTTTATAGTGTTCTTTAATCTGCTGGATCTGTCGGTTCTTACTGGTTCTCGCTCGTTCGCGGAGTGCGTTCATCCGGGCCTTATTCTCATTCCGCAGGCGTTCAATCTTCTTGTCAGATCTTCTCTGTGCTGCCTGATACCGGTTCTCTGCCTTCTCCTGGATCCGGCTTATTACTTCTCCGGTCTGAATATCTGCCTGCGTGGGTTCACTGGTCGGTGCTTCCAGCAGGGAATTAAAGATATCCAAGGCTGCCGCCTGGGTAGCTCCGGCCATATCAAAAGAATACGGGTTCTGCGTTTCTGGAACATAGTTGTCAACGAAGTCCGCGATATACAGCAGCTGGTCTGTTGCTGTGTTAATCTCTTCTGGGAACGCGGATCCCCACTGCTCATGTAACATCTGATAGTATTCCGTTACGTCAATTCCTTTTGCAGTAGAAATATTCATCCGGCCGAAATGTTTCTTTCGCCACTCGTTATAGTCACCGATATCTGCAGCTACTCGCGGACTGACTTTGATGGTCGTTGCTTTAATATCTCGCATGATATCAGTACCATCAGACTCAACTACAGCCTGTGCGCTTTCAATCAGTTTCTTCGCGATTGGCAGTAAGGCGCGATTCACATTGCTATAGGTCTGCCGGCCACCTCTGTTGGTCAGCAGATAGGTTCCCCAATACTGCAGGTCCGTCACAATCTCGTCCGCTTTAATGGTTCCTTCATAAACTTCAATCAGGTTCTTCGCCATCTTCCGGGCATCGCGTTCGCTGATCACGGACTTATGATCGCGCCATGCGGCACTCTCCGGAGTATGTGCAGTCAGTTCTGCCTGGGCTTTAGAAAATTCATATTCCCTGGTCAGCTTCCGGTTTTCTTTTTCCAGCTGACGCACACGTTTCTCCAGATCGGTGGCCACGCTATCCATGGTTCTGTCCAGGGATGCATCGCTGCTTGTTTCACGACTGTACCGGATATCCGGATTTTCCTGATTGAATCTTTCGCTCAGGGGGATTACGTTACCGTCATCGTCATAAGTAACAGGATCGGCAGATTTTAACTGTGTTGGATTGAAGAAAACATAATTATCTGCTTTGTCTCCATAATCATAAATATTTCGCATAACAACAGAAGTATATCCGTTTTCGTATGCCCATTTGCATATCTGGTCTGTCGAATAATAGTCATCACCTATCTCTGGAACTTTAACAGCCCAAAACTGTGCGCTGTCTGCATCAAATTCAAACGGATTGTCCCCAAGATCTCCATACAGATCGTATGCGCCTATTTTATGTATTTGATTAAGAGAATCCCTTATGTCGTCAGGTACAGCAAACCAACCACTATCGTCCATGAGCAGCGTGTCATTTTCAAGAACGCGTCCAATCTTTCCGCGGATATCTATTGCAGCATCGCCCACTTCATACCCAACAAGATAACCCAAATACTTTTTCTGCTCTGTGGTGAATCTGCTATAGTTTTCGGAATAGTATTCTTTAACCGCTGCAATATTATCCTCAAATCGTTCAATATCATTCAGGACGTCTTCCGGGGTATATCCAGTCTCTTCTGATCTCAGTTCTTCAAGTGATGTGAAGTCAGAGTCGCGCATAACCCAAAAAAGATTTTCTACCCATGCTATATTATTCAGCAGTTTATTATCACGTTCCCAATCCAACCCGAGGTCTGTATGCAACTCATCTATTTTGTCAGCAATTCTTATTGCCTCGTCTCTTATCATATTAAATGCATCACTTTTCTCTGTGTCTGTGGCAATATGATATTTGCGCCCCCACACAGTTTCTGCATCTTTGATAATAGACGAAATTGAAGTACCGCCCTCGTATGCCCTTCCTATGTTTCGTACGCCGGCATAATGGTTGTCTCCGGCATAATGGGCTGACACTGTTCTGTCAGACGAGGTATAAATAAACGGTACATCGTGTGCAGAATCTTTAAACTGAGTAAAACCAAAGAATCTAGTACCATGATAAAGATGTTTCGGCCTTGGTATCCGTCCTCTTTTTTCTGTAGCAATGGTCTGAATCTGCATAGCCGCCTCGTCCACCATCCGCTGCAGCTCTTTTTCGTTCGCTTCCGGATCTTGTGCAAGTTCCATGTACCGCTGGTTGAAAGCCTCGGATTCTACCTCGGTGCTGAATTTTTGATGGACCCTGGTAGTTTTTCTACCTTTCATAACATCTTTAGGATTCAGATCCTGACGGCCGTAGTCTACATCTTTAGCTGTCTTTCCGGCATTGATGTCATCTGCAACAGTCTGTGCTTCAGCATCAACATTTACGTCATCGTTATACCAACCACCAAAGTAACCACCTTTGTCTACAAACTTCTGGAAGGAAGTATTCGCTGCATCAAGGTTGAAGTTGGGGACCATGGGGTTCGTATCCGCAGCAGACTGCCTGGTTTCATTAACCAGTTTCATATAATTTGGGTTAACAGACCCGTCGTTGTTTAACCGGAATTCATTAAATCTTGGAGTAAGTCCTCGTTTCTGTATAAGATCCATGTAATCGTCATAATTATTATTATGCTCACTGGGATAGATCATCTTTGAAACCTTCTTCGGATTCTTTCCGGTTCCCTTTACATACTCGTCCCAAAGATTCTGCTTGTCTGGATTTATGACATCATTTTGACTGGATGTAAACACTTCCCAGTTATAGAAGTCAGCAACATCTTTACCAGTTCTTACGGTATGGAAAGGAATGACAACGTCTGACCAAGGCTGTTCCATTGCCCAACGTACGCCCTCGGTATCTGTTGCCACGACAACAATGCCCACGTTTTTCTTCTCATTTCGCAAGGCAATGGCATCGTTAATATCAGCAGACTGAAGAGGATCAATTTCGTACTGCTCTGTTTCCGGATTGTATTTAGCAAAGACGGAAATATTGATGTTCATACCGGTGTCAGCAAATATCCGAGCAAAGTCCACGTCCTTCGTGTATGCCAAACCCTTTAATCCTTTCAGAGAAGCGTCCATGACTTCCTGCATGTTCTCGACAATGAAAGCTCCGGAATAATCAGAAAAGGAATAGAACCGCAGGCCGTAGTGATCATTCAGATTCTTTACAGTCTGTTTGCCCATCTTCAGGATTTCTCCATTGTAGGCAACATAATCCATCTGTTTCTTGCTCCAGGAAGCAGATTGGGCATAAGCCAGAATGTCTTTCATTTGGGCAATCTCTACAGCAGATCCTTTCTGCATGACTTCAGATCTTTTCAGCTCCGTTTTGATATCTGATTTTGTCAGCAAATGTTCACCATTATTATATGCATTCAACCAGCTTTTATACCGGGCAAGCATTGGATCGGTAGCTTTGCGGCCATGCAGGAATTCCACAAACAGAGGACTGTTTTTATTGATGGACTTTACGTTGGGCTTTCCTGCTGCTTCATAGGATTTGAGTGCTGCATCCCTGTCATCGATATATCTGCCAAGGAATTCATTGTATGCTTTCCGGTCGAGAGAAACATAGCAATACAAGCACTGAGGATCTACCGCAATGTCATACATTTTCTGCGATACCAGGAAGGATTCCATCTGTGTGAGCGGTCTGTCCAGCTTGTCCTGTACCATGTCAACAAACTGGTTATAAGCCAGCGTTCTGACGCAGATCGTGGTGTTCTCCACGGAAACATCATAGCTTCCGTTTTTCACAAGTACCTTGCCAACTTTATCTGTCGGAAGAATATTCTTGTACTGGATCATTCTCTGCACCATCTGATTAGTCTTATCCAACGCATCATCGAAAAGAGTGTTATCGAAGATCAGTTTAGAAACTTGCTTCTTAGGATCATTGAAAAACTTCGTCTGCTTCTCTGCAATGTCCGGTGCAAATTCCAAAGAGAATCTGGAATCATTGACAGTCCCTTTGGCTGTTTCAATTTCCTGCTCACTGTGAATTCGTGGAACAATATCCTGATCGGTTTCTGATGAAGTTCTCTGTTTCACAGGCGGCCCGTTATTCCGCACTTCGTCCACGGCTTCAGCAGTAGCATTAATCTCGTTCACTGTCTGATATACAATCTTCGCGGCCTCACTCAGGAAACCATTGTAGGCATCCTTCATTCCGGGCAGATCGTCCATCTTCCAGATGTTCATCTCACCATAGATATCGCATACGATTTCTTCTTTCACATCATCAAGAGACATACCAGGGAGTGCCTCCTGATATGCCGGGATTAGCGTCTCATTGATGAACCGATTGCCGAATGTCTTCCGCAGCTGGTTCATGATTGTGCTGATCTTCTTGGCTTTATTGGCAGCCAGCTCTGCGTGCATGACTTCGTGCCGGACCAGCGTATACGGAGAGAAGGTAGGATGATCCACGCGCAGATATATGGTGTCGCCCTTAATGGCGGCACGCGCTTCGCCGTCTTCGGCTAATGACAGATTGTTGCCAACAAAGGCTACCACTTTCTTATTATATTTCTTTACAAGTGCCTGGATCTTCCGGTTGTCCGGAGTATCATCCAGTTCTACAAGCTGTACCGTATTCTGTGTGGTTCCGTCATTAATACCTAACGATTTTGCGGTTGCTGTCTGCCCTGTAAGATGGTAGCCATTTGTGCTTTCAGATCCTGCATTTTCTGTGATGTTACGCCCTGTGAACGCAGTTTGTCCTGCTCCGCTTTCCATTCTTTCGCCTTGGACTGCGGTACCCGGACGGTCATTCCGTTCGCTGCTTCCAGGTACAAATACGTTTCCTGATTCTTCATAAGTCGCTCCTTCCTCTATATCCTCAATTGCTGCATTATAAATAGCTTCTTTTATGTCACTGCCAATATACGCCTGACTACTCTTAGGCAGCATCACTTCTTCTAATGCCACACCGTTTTTCGCTTGCTGATAAATTGCAGCGGCTCCGGCCTGGAACTGTGTTGCGTCCATATCGTCAGTATAATTCTGAGCAACAGCATCCGCATAATTCAATGCGCCCTGGTCGCTGGCCTGACTTGCATAATCATAGATCTGTTCAATGTCCGCATTAACCTGCGCTTCGGTCTTGCTAACCGTAGCGTATTCACCCGGCGTAAATGCCGTCCTGGATCCACCAGTCTGCCCAGGATTCGCGTTTCCGATCTCGGCTTCCAGTTCTTCGTCTATATTGCTAAAGGCTGTCTGTGGCCGATACTGTGCGTCCTGGTTGAATTCTATTCCGGCGTTCCGCAAGGAAGATTGCATACGGTCCATATCTGCCGCATTGATTGCAGCCTGTCGCATCGCAGGAGAAATAAATGCTGTCTGAGGAATTGCTTCCTGTCCCTGCATGGCAGCATTGTAAACAGATCCCATTTCATTGAAGTATTGATTCACAGGGATCGAAGGATCGTACATGCTCCGGAACACGTTTCCGATATTGGTGTATCCGCTCCGGGTATAGTTGTTCGCGATTTCGTTGACGGTAGCTGTATCCTGCTGTCGCTGGTCCAGGCTTCCACGGAATGCGGTCTGCCTCGGAGTCTGTTCTGCAGGCAGCGCAATATTGCCCCGGAACGCGGTCTGTGTAGGTACAGTCTGTCTTGCAGTCAGACCTGGGAATGCTGTCTGTCTATTTCCTTCCCTTGCCGCGTTTCTCTGCTGAATCCTGGTTATCTCTTCTAATGTTCCCTGACGCAGATTGTCGTACATCTCCTGAGATATCAGGGTACTGTTCTGGACATAGTTCTTAATTACTGACTGTGCCTTGGCAGGATCCATACCGTTCGATATTGCTTCGGTGATGGCGTCATTTACTCTTCTTGCGTCCTTGTCTGCCTGCAGTTTGTTCTGCAAGGAATTCACTGCATCGTTGTGTTCACTTTGGAATTCATAAGTTCCGGTTCCCTGGTTACGGACAAATTCGCCGGCATTCCGGTCAGAGGTTGTCTGCTGTGTAGGTTCTACTGCCTGCACATCCGGGTGCATCAGCCTATTCGTAATCAGATCATCAAGGGAAGGCTGACGCAGTTCGCCGTTTGCTTCAGCCTGCACGATGGTCTGATACAGATCCCTGGCTTCCGCTTCGGATACCCGGTTCCAGATTCCGGATCCGGACGCCTGCAGAGATTCCAGCCTTGAGGCTTTTTTGAATGCTGCAGAGGAAGGATCAAAACTCTTTCCTTCCTGAATGATTGCGTTCACTACATTGGTGTCCGTCAGATCCATGGAAGGATTTGTCAGTATCGTAAGATCAGCTAAGTTTCTGGCGTTTACATTTGTGGCATGCTGTCCATAGGCTTCCATTGCTGTACCATAAGATCCAAGACCGGCGGCTGAAATGGCTCCGGAAGCAAAGGCCTTCGCATCTTCTACCAGCTGCTGAGTGAACACAGCAGAAAAGGCCTGGTTCTCATCACTCGGTGCAAGGCCGTTTTCAAGGATGTAGGCATTCATCTGCCTGCGCCATTCGGAAACATCATGGCCCACCATTCTGTCATAGACAAATCCCCAGGCATTGGTCATTGCATTGCCCATGACTTCCTCGCCGCCTTCTGCCATCATCTGTTTCACCCAGGATACCCATGCGCTTTTGCCTTTCCATACAGAAGCAAAGAGGTTATCCAGTCCGATTTTCTCAGTCAGAAATTCAATGCCACCGGCAGCGAAACCATTGATGACCGCGTCCTCTGTAGACATGCCATTCCGGATATTTTCAAGGGTGGCGTTCTGTGCCGCGTCTGTTGACATGATGCCAAGCGTAATAGCTTCATTAACCCTATTCGCGGTTTTCCCAGTAATGCCGAACATATTGGTGATGCCTTTACCGATGGCCACACCATATACATTATCAATTGCAGACATGCCGGCCTGATACAATAGTTCCAGTGCATCAGCGGTAAAGCCCTCACCACCTGCAGCTTCTCTGATCATTTCTCCGGTTGTTCCACGCACCGTATTTACAAAATTAACACGGTTATACTTTGGATCCCCTGCGTTGATGGTATGATCTCCTGTAATCAGGTCATAAAGCTGTGTAACGGTAGATCCTATTGCTGTAATAGGTTTCAAAGCGGTTGAAACCATATTCATGAAGAACGGCGCTTCTTTGGTCAGCTCTGCATATTCCTGATTCTCAGCATATGACTGCCGGTCATTCAGCTGATACTCCACCAGGTCGTCATAGTATTTCATGGCAGATTCTTTTCCCTGCGTGTTGTACAGGTAATTGAACATAGCCACTTCATCCTTGGTCATGTACTTCTCAGCACCGGATGAATATTTATCTGCAATACTGCTGTACCGCTGTTTCTCACCGGTAGAGGCATTCGGACGATAATACAAATAATCATACGCTTCTTGGTTGCCATTTACGGATTCGTAGAAAAGCGCATCCTTATCTTCCTGTGTCAGTTCATTCCTGGACTGCTCGTCTGTATATGCCGGAATCTGAGGTCTTTGGAACTGCTGGACATACTTACTGTTCTGATCAAAGTCCTCATTCATGTACATAGAGGAATACGTCTTGTTGAATTCTCTGCTGCTGAATTCTCTGCCTAATCTGTCCAGTGCATTACTGAACAGGTTATCACCCAGCAAAGGAGAACGCTGTCTGGTGGTGTAGTCCGGCAGTGTTCCGTTCTGCAGGAAGTTGTCCGCATCATCTTCAGTCATGCCCTGATTCTGCATGAGATATTCTTTCCGGCTGTTGTAATCCTCAAGATCCCTATATCCGGGAGCATTCAGAATACTGTCCGCTCTAGCCTGGTCAGGAGTGTAGGCCGTGTTAAAGCTGTTCTTCTGATTCTGATTGTAATAATTAAACTGTGCCTGCATGCGCTTCAGATCGCCCATGGAAGCATTGTCCAAAGGCGCACCAACGCCGGTGTAGTATGCAGATCTTCTGATTGCATCTTCCCTTTGTGGTTTCGCGTCCACAAGCGGAGCAAAGATCCCCTGCACCCGTCCCTTCGGCTGGAACTGAGTTACCCTGGATTTCGCAAGATCCTGCAACTGCTGATAAGCCGCCGGATTTACTTTGCCGTTCGGAAGGCTTGTCACCATGCCCCGGTCTTCGATGAGTGCCGGAGTGCTTCTATTATTCCGCAGGTTCTCAGCAGCAGCCACGTCCGGCATAAGGGTATTCCGGGTCTGCGTAAGACGATTCTGCAGCCTGTTGCTAAACTCTTTATTGTTTCCGGTCGCGTTCTTCTTCAACGTGTTCATCATTGAATTGTAATCGCGAAGATATGACTTGGGATTGAAATCACCGGATTGATAAGCCGCTGCGGATGAAGCATTAAATGTGTCAACAAGCCTGCTGGCTGTCGCCTGTTCATGCGCTCTCTTCATCTGCTTATTGGCAAACGGACTATAATACAACCCTGAGTCCGTAGAAACCGCTCCCGCTTGTGCATTTGACTGCGGTTTCGGCGTTCCAGATACAGCAGAAGAGGAAACTTTTTTCGCTTCCTCTTCCTCTTTTTTCTTTCTTGCAATCTGATCGTAAAAGTTAAAGTTAGCCATTGGATTCTCCTTCTACGCTATTTCTTGTTCAAAAGTTTTTTCAGTGCATTTACAGGTGATCCGCCTGCCTCTAATGCCATTGCCCTGGTTTGTGCAGGAGTTGCATATGTATATGTGTTGTTCAGATATGGATTCATCAGCGTCGTGGGATTTAAGTATGCTTTGTTTAATGCTGCTGTAGCTGCGCCTGCGGCTGCACCTGCAGTCGGCGTCACTGCCTGTCCGCTGTTACTTGAAGAAGATCCGGATCCACCGGAGCCACCTCTACCACGGCCACCGCCGCCTCGGCCTCCACCACCGGAGCCTTTCGCTGCAGCTGCTGCCCGGGCTAACTCATCCTGCCACATCTGATATTCCCAATCGTTGTAGTCCTGCATTGCAGACAGCTGGTCGTATCCCATCTGCTGATTGCCCAGGAAACGGTTGTACAGATTGCTGTCCATGTTCAGGTACATGCCGTTCTGGTTGTACAGATCCTGCAGACGGTCTGCCCATCTTCCATACTCGGTCTGATCAAGACCATTCAGGTAGTTGCCACGGTTATACAGATCCGTCAGTGCGTCTCTCCACCGGCCGTAATCCGTCTGATCTAATCCCTGATACATGTTCAGTGTGTTCGTTGCTCTGTTATAGGCGTTCTGTTCTAATTGAGGAATCATGCTCGCCAACTGCTGCATGTATCCGTCATAGGTCTGCTGGGCCGCAGATCCGGCGTAAGACGATGCAAGGCCGCCAGTCCGCGCACTTACCTGTCCCAGCGTATCCCTCATGGCCTTCTGGCCGGCAGTGGTGTACTGCTGTTTATACGCCTGGTAACTTTTATCAGATTCCGGATCGTAGTCCCAGTTGGCGATTCGGTTGCTATAATCATCGATATACGGCTGATACTTAGAGTTGTACGTGCCGTAGTTGTTGATCTGCCCAGTGATATTGTCGATGTCCGGCTGATACCGGCTTGTGTACGGTCCGTAGTTACTGATCTGATTGGCAGTGCTGTTGATCTGCTTATCGTAAACCGGATCGTATTTTGCATTGGACAGGTCATTGAGTTTCTTAACAATCTTTGTGCTGTAGGTTCCGCTCCATGCCATTGTTCTGTTCTCCTTATGTAAATTGCATTCTAATTGCTGTTGTCTGTATTCCTACCAGTGTTCCATTGGTTAATCCGGAAGGTGTGCTGTTAAATGTCATCCGGACGGATACCCCCATGTCACTGATTTGTGTATTGATAGAACTGAAATCTGAAAAAGATAGATTCAACAGCGTTCCATTGAATGCCAGGTTAACTTGTTCAGATCCCGGATTCACAGCATACAGCTGTGCTTCTGCCGCTAGAATTGGCTTCGATATCGGTATCATAAACCGGAGTTCCCCTGCCCTCATTGTGCCGATGTACTGGTTATATGCACCTACATTGATGTTATCGCCGGCATGAATAAATCCCTGTTTCATCAGCTGTTCCATGGACTGCATAGATTTTCCTCGTCCAGACCCCCAGAATTCAATCTGTTCATGCATATACTTGATATAGTCATACACGGTCCGGATCTGATCCGGCACTTGCATCTGATCGATATTTCTGATCTCATCGGGCATGATTGCCATCGTTCATCATCTCCTTGATCCCACTGTGAACTGTCGTTCCATGGACAGGATCGTCATCGGTCCGTGTCCGCTCAGTTTCATCTTCATTCGGTCGCACCTTGGCGTCACGATGTGAAAGTCTTCTGCTCCGTTCGTCTTGCCGGCTTTTCGCGCTGCCGTATACCAGCGTCCGTCATCGCATTTCAGTTCCACTTTAATCCAGGAGTCCTCCGGCAGTTCTATCCGCATCGTGATACCGGTATACCGTTTCTTTTCGTAGATGTGGGAAGTAGATCCCCAGTTGCCGGAAGCGGATTCGTAAAAGTCCTTGAAGGTAATCTGCCAGTCATCTTCCAGCGGCTCCCCGGAATCGATATGGTAGATCGCATTCGTATCCGCATGATTGATCAGCACATAGTCGTCATCATCCAGGTGGGTGAAACCAATCACATCGCCATAGTCTTGCTGAATCCAGACGTTGTAACGGGTGTCAAATATATAAGTCTTTTGCACATCGTCCTTGTCGCGGAATGTCAGATAATACTGTTCACCGTTGAAGGAAGCAAGCGCATCCGTCATGTTGCCTTCGCCCAGTTCCACGGACAGCTTTCCGGAAGATGATCCGGAGTATGTCGCCACACCATGCTCGGACACATATATGATTATGCCGTTGCAGTTCAGCGCAGACAGGCCATTGCTTTCTGACGTTCCGTCTATGTTGTAGGTATACAAGGCATATTCTGCAGGATAATCGCCCATCATCTTATGGATCGTGTGCTGTTTCATGAATATGACAGTATTGTTCATAGCAACGCATCCGGTGAAATCTCCGGCGGTTCCTACCGCTACCTGATAAGCATCCAGGGAATCACCGGCAAAGGTCCAGAAATCGGTCGGGTCTCCCAATGCGCTGGCGTATATCGTTCGCATTCTGGAAGAGCATCCCCATAAACGGTTGTCCTTGGCGCAGATATAGTCCATATCCGGCGTATATGTGCCTTCCCCATATATTTCTATATATGTCTCAGAAGCATCCTGAGAGCCGCTGTTTTGGAAGTCCTCTTCAAAGATAAGAGATATTCTGTACTGACCATCTATTTCTCTCTGCGATGCAGAAGCAATGGTATAGATTCCATCATTTTCCCGGTCCTTGAGTCCTACTAACCGCACCTTTGTTCCGGCAGTAAAGGCATCTACTGCGTCGGCGTTTGGTAAGAAAAACCGAAGCATGCCGCCGGTTCCTGCAGCTGCCCAGATAGCGTACAGCGTGATGTCTCCGGAAGGCGTATAGGGATCGGATACCTTGGCCCCACTGTTTGGGTTTGTTGCCCATCCAGCAAGCGTCATCTGATCCAGTGTTCCGGTCGGTAGAGTACAGTTTCCGGATGTGGCATCAGTGTAGATTGCATACAGCGTTAAATTCGCTGACAGGGTGATGGTCTGGCCTGCGGTATACTTTGTGCCGGTTCCGTCAGCCTTTGTGTTCCAACTGCTGAAGCTGTAGGTTGTAGTCCGTGTCACGCTGTCGCTGGCTTTACTGATTACTGCTTCCTCGTCTACCTTGTCATATGTCACTGTATAGGTGACGGATGTGCTGGCTTTTGTTGGCTTCGTGCTGCTTAATGTAAGAGACGTTCCGCTGTATCCGCTTTGAGACGCCGGCGCGCCAGTACCGTCATTCGCGTCATACGTTACCGTATAGGTCGTATTTGCCTGCCAAACTGCGTACAGCGTTGCTGCTGCATTGGATGAGTAGGTCGCGCCTGCGGCATATGCTACTGCACCACCGGAAGATGTTGCCCACCCTTTAAATGTGTATCCGGTCCGCGTTGGTTTTGTGGTGGACAGCGTGATTTTTGTTCCGTAATACTTTGTCTGCGCACCAGGTGCGCCAGTACCGCCATTTGCGTTGTATGAAATCGTGTATGTGGTCTTAGAGCCATAACTCAGAGAGTATGACTTTGTACTGGTATCTTTATAATATGCTTTTGAAGCGTATGTTCTCACATACACTTTGCCAGTTAAACTTCCAGAACCATCTCCGACTGTCTGATTGTAGGAATATGTAAGTGTATATGTGCTGCCAGGGGCGTGATATCCAGTGCTTTCTTTTACTTTTGATCCATTGACATACAATTGGTATGTCACATAGTCACCACTTGAAGCAGTGACTTTAGCGGTTACCGTAACCTTGGCGGTATTGCTAGTATTTGGTCTGGATATGCTGCTGCTCCACGTTCCTGTGAATGATACTGATCCACCTGATCCCGCGTTAAGAACCCATGAGCCAAATGATCCGCTCGTTGCCATCAGCTAGTCACCGCCTTTCTGTAAGTTACTGTTCCGGAGATAACCTTTGCCAACAATGGCGCGGTAGTCAGCGAATAGGATTGTTCCGTGTTGTCGTACAGATTGAAGTACACCTTATCAGGCCAAATAACCAATTTGCTGTTTACGACAGCATACTGTTTCGGGCCGTCAAGCGTCGGAACATCTCCGCAGTATTTCGATCCGTAATAGCACTTATAGCCACCCTTTGCGGACGGCTCGTCAGACACCACAAACAGCTTTTCCCAGGCGAACATGGAGATTGGCTGGTATCCGTCCGGAATGCCAGTTTCTATCTGCCGTATCTGATCCGCTGTGGTAATGTACGGATACTTATTGGCGCTGATTCCGTGGGAAGATTCCATCTGACCGGGGTTGTAGTCCTCAGTCAGATTAATCCCCTGGATCTGCATCTGCTGTGCAGACGTTCTCTGTATTCGAGTATTAATATTCGGCAGCCGCATATCAGATCCACACTCCTTTTATCCGCTCCGGAACAGCAGTCTTTGTTTCGCCATTCCGCGCCCACCACCGTTTGATGTTGTCGTCCAGCTGAGCAGCCATCATAGAATCGATCTGATACAGGTCAATTTCTTCCTGATAGTGATCAATGTGTGCAGCCAGGTAGTAGATATAGACCTGCTCAAATTGTGCCGGCAGGATTAGTTCCGGATCTTCAAACGCTGTCCACTCCGGGACGTCCTGCCCCATCATTTCTGCGTATTCTGTTTCAATAAGCCACAGCCATTGCTTTTTATCAGGCTCCGGTACGTTGTTCGGTCGCATGCGGTCTGCCCGTTCGATTGCCTTGCTTAGTCTCATACACAAGCTCCTTCTATTTGAAAAGGCGCAACGCATCAGGAGGTATCATGAAAAAGAATCATCCTATGCGCTGCGCCGTTGATATAAGCTACAGTTAATTGCCCATCTCAGCCAGGAGTTCTTCCAGCTGTCATAGACGTTCCCATTTTGTACCGTAAACACATGATTTCCGGTACACAACACATAAGTGCCATGCGGATGGTCTTTGCAGAAATCTTCTGCTGTGTAGCAATCCGGGCAGGTATTGGGAATCGTTTCCCGATAGAAACCGTGTTGTCGGAGAACTGCTCCCCATACAGCGTTACTGCTTGGCATATCTGCCATTCTGTAGCCTGCATCAGCAATCAGATCGTAAGCAGTTTCCCAGTCTATGTCCAAGGCTTTGGAGATTGCCCTTACGGAACAATCGCCTACATGTCTGCCGGCTGGATTTGGGTTGTAATACACATACATAACTATGACAGATAATCGTTCACTTTATCCTGTGTCTTGCGGAACAGGGTTTCCGTGTCGTACTTCGGATAGTTATCAGCAATCCACTGCCGGCGCATTGTTACGCCATCTCCTGCCTCGCCGGAGATAAATTTCATTGCCAGGCTGCAGGCAAGAACGTCAAGGTCTTTTTTCGCGTATACGGCGTTAACAATATCCTGGGCCTTCTGAATCTCTGCATCTGTGTATCCAAGTTTCTTTATTGCGTCTTTTCTTGCTTCTCCGGATCCAAAGTCACCACGCATGATATGTACTGCCAGGTTGTCAATGGAATACGGCTTGCTCGGCTGCGGAGTCGGCATGATTTCACCTTTGTCTGTGTAGTCTATTATTCCAACCATTTTGCCGGCTCTTGCCCACCTGGAGATTAACCGGCCGCCTTTACAGGTATATCTGCCGCCATTTTCGTCAACATAGGAATGCATGTACGGAGATATTCCGCTGGCCGGAGTAAATTCCGTGACATTGTATGTATTTCCATGCATCTGGAATTCTCCGATGTATGCGCCCATGTGGGTGGCATTACCATTCAGCAGTAACGCAGGAGCAATCTTATCGGACAGCATCTTCTTGAAGCTGATGTCCTCACAGTATCCATTCAGAATGCTCTGCCCGTCCCAGTCAGGCAGACCTGTTGCGTTGATCCCGTCTGTGTAGTAATAGAACCCCGGAGTTTTATTTTCCCAGACCGGTTTTCCAATGCCGATGCTCCATACCATTACCTTGGGATTAATGCACCAGCAGTCACCGCTGATATGCCCATCGTTGTGGCAATAGCCCAAATTGTACGGCGCACGATTGATGTACTCCAGGTTCCGCTGGAGCAGTTTCAGCGCACCTTCCACATAGGTTTTTGCAGGGATTAACTTCTTGATGTATCTCATGGATTATGCTCCTTTCTGCAGGCTCTTGATATCATGCTGGATAGTGTCAATCTCACCCTCGCATTTATACATGCGCTCGATCAGGTTGTTGTGCTTATCAACCTTTTTTTCCAACTGACCAATTCTGTACTTGGTCAGGCTGTTTGAAATAATCGCGGAAACAATTCCGCTGATGATCGTTCCGGCTAATGCTATAAGTGATACGATGACTGTGTTATCCATCTTTAATACCTCTGTTTGTTCTCTTTGTTTCAGCTTTCAATCGCAGAATAATAAAAAAGAGGGGATGGTTCTCCCCTCAAATGAATGTTTTTGAAAAATATTTTTTCTTTCTTAAAGTTAATGTTATAGTTAATATTCCAGGTGATTAAAGTTAATTTAGACACTGAATGCAAGCAGACATCCGAGAACATCTACCCCATTTTATGTTCACATCCAGTGCCAAACTCGTATTTATTTGCACTCTGGCAAGGATTTGCACCTTGCATGGTTTCGCTTATCTTTTCACAACCTTCGACAGATGCTACTTGCACAGCGGTTCGCTTACTCCCAAGCCATTGCTTCATGTCTACCTATTCCATTACAGAGTGCCATAACTCGTCCTTAAATGACGATTTTAGGGTCTGTGCCAACTTCTCGTTTCTTTGTCGTATATCATGCCTTTTCTGTTAATGCGAATGCGGATAATCCTTCGTATCACGATGAACAGAAATCCGGCGATTAGACCAAATAACCAGTACATACAGACCCCTTTCTTTTTTAATCTGAATTATTCTGTTGCACAATTTACTGCTCAGTAGGCTCGGCTTCTTCTGTCGGCTCAACCACAGGAGTCTTTTTAATGCACTCATTTAGCATCGGGAATCCTTCACTGGTAAAAAGGATTACCGCATGTTCTGCCTGATTGCTTAAACAGGCTTCGGACAATAAAGCAAAGTATTTTGATTTTGCTTTGAGCATAGCCTTGTCGGCATCCTCATCATACAGCCAATAGACCTGATGTTCGAATTCTCCGTTTGTGTCCTTCTTAATTTCCACTACATAATTCTGATACATAATTTACTCCTTTCAGGTTAATGATGCATACAGAGCAGTTAATTGCTCCGCTATATTTGTTTCAACACAATTAGTCCCCGGGACAATCGTTGCTCCTGATGCAATCGCAGATGTTGCTCTGTACAAATGATTTCCAATCGAGAAAAACTGTCCGCTTGCGATGTTCTGATTTGCCGTGTAATCATCGTCTGTGGTTCCAATCAGACCATCAATATATAGTTTTGTATCCGCTCGGTATTCAACAGAAGTGTCCCCTGTATCGCACCAAATGTTATTGACTCCAAGCAGAGTGGTGATCTGCTCGGCTGTCAAGTTGTATGTTGTTGGTGTATTTAAATAATATGTAATCTGAATTGGTGTACCGTCAGCAACCTGTTCATCAGCGTATGCTTTAAAGCTGCTTAAATCAGAAAACCTTTTATCCACTATGTACGCATGGATTGTATTCGTATAAAATGCTATAGTCCCTGTTACCCCTTGGTTTGTGATTGGAGCTACATGGGGGTAATAGTGGGAGCATTCTACACTCAAATCAATTCCTGTGCTAATCCTCTTGTCCGCAAATTCAGAAACACTAAAGCGATTAGTCCCATAGTATATAGTGTCGCTACTGCTCACAGTATGAGTTTTTCTATCTATAGTCAGCACCCCGGAACCATCTTCATTTATGACTACATTTCCACCGTATACCGTGCCTGCTTCCGTGGGGAATGTGATAGGGATCGTCTGCTCAGTATACGGAGCAAATGTAGCATCTGTATCTGATGCAATTCTAATCATCGGATACAAAGTTGCATTTATACTTGTACTACCACCATTTGTCCGGAAATACACTGATGCCTTTTCGCCATCGTTGAGAGTAAAGTTTCGTTCAGCATTAGAAGTCACCTCAACATATCTTGTCGAACTACCACGATTTAACGAAATCGTCAGTCTAACACCACTAGAAGATGCTTCACTTCCTGCACTTACAACATACTCAATTCCGGGTCGCAAGACAGAATTAGATGTGGTTAATATATAGCATGGATGTGCCCCAGTGGATGTTCCAACAACCTTAATACTGCCATCAGATTGTGGTGTATATGTTACTCCGTCAATGGTTTGTGCGGATAATAATGACGGTAACAGATTTTTTCCATTTCTTATACTATTGATTCCTGTCCATCCGCTGATCGGTCTTATGTTGTCCGGTGACGGATCGCCAGTTCCTGACTGTTTTGGCTCGATATAATACGTTGCTTTCTTTAAAGGCAGACCGTCCGCACCATCTGTAAAAGAGGCAATTACACCGCTTGCAGAAGAAACAATAACGTCAGCTTTATTACTTATTTTATCCTTTAAGGACGAGATGTCGGACTCATTTGTAGCCACCCTTCCAGTCAGCGCAGTGACGGTTGTTTTATCCTCTTTCCCTGTCTGTAAGGCAGTAATGTTACTTTCCGCAGTTGTAACCCTTCCAGTGAGTGAAGTGACTGTAGAAGCATCCGCCTTGCCAGTCTGCAATGCAGTGATATTGCTCTCCGCAGTTGTTACTCTGGTGGTCAGAGCGGTGACAGTTGTCGAGCTGGCCTTTGTAGCCATTTGGGTCTGAAGTGTAGAAATGTTGTCTTCAGCTGTAGTAACCCTGTCTCCAAGCGCAGAGACATCAGCGGCGGCGGCTTTCGTGTTCACCTGTGCCTGCAGGTCATTCACTGTTGTTTTGTCTGCCTTTGTAGAATTGATGGTATTCCCCAGGGCGTTAAGTGCGGCGTTACTTGCTTTTGTGGCAATCGTGGTATCCATCGCGCTCAGCCTGTCTCCAACAGTTTTTGAGTCGGCGGCCCTGTCAGTAATCGTCAGTGTTTTATCGGTCTGAAACTGATCAAGAGCTTCCTGTGCGGCTTCTGCGCTATTAGCTGCAGCTGTAGCACTCGCCTGGGCGTTATCTGCGTATTCAGCAGACAGGTGTACGCCTTCATTAAATTCCGCTTCTGTTCCTGTATATCCATCAGCTACAGCTGCGTCATACGCCGTAGCAGGTTTTTCTGTGTCATAGTAAGTCCGATTGATGTCGTCGTATTCAAACCAAGTCCCAGTTTCCGGATCTCTGAAAGGGGAATATCCTTTCCGGACAATGGAATTTGTAAGGATCTCGACATCTCTTACAGTTGTGTGTGTGATTATTCTTACGCTCATGTCTCTACCTCTTCCGGATCTTCTGCATGGATCAGTTCTCTTCTATCACGCCATGACAGGATCGTGTCTTCTGCCCTAATCTCCATCACATAGCCGTCGTCCGACAGCCACTTGAACAGGATCAGGCATGGACCGATATCCCAAAGCATGGATTCGGCCTGGGTTATTTGTGCTTCAATTTCGAATCCGTCCTCCGAAAACAAAAGTTCGTCCCTGCCCCAGTGCTTCAGTTCTTTGGTTTCGTTTCGAAGGACCAGGGAGCAGTCATCGCCAGGGACGTCGTTAATGTCATCAAAGACGAAACGAATCGGAATGTTACTGCCTTGAATAATAGCCATGGTTATATCTCCTGCGGTATATACAAAAGGGTGTGACGGATCACACCCCGTATTTTCCTGCCTTCTCGAGGAATTCGGTTTCTGCCTTCTGTGCGTTCATAAAGGTCTGATAGTCCTGCTCCAGGGACTGATCGATGATCGCTGCCACGTTCCGCGGAATCTCGACTTTCTTGTTTCTTTCGATCCGGTATGTTTTACCGTTCACACCTACAAATACCGGTTCGTTGTTGCTGGATCTATCAAAGGGAATTTTGTAGGGGATTTTCTCTTCCCAATATTCCTTAGATGTCTTATCTGCTTCTTTGGTTTCTACTGCTTCCGCAGTTTCTGTTTTCTTCGTGGTTGCCATATGTGTGGCTCCTTTCGTTGTAGATCTCCGGGAGCATTTAAGCCCCCGGAGTTATGTTTGATTAGTTCGTTTCGGTCGTTGTGAATGAAGAGGTGGATTCGATTCTTACCATATACTGTTCGATCAAACGAACCGCGGTCTTCATTGCTTTCCAGCCTACGGTTGCGCGCTGATTTACATTTCCGTTCGCACAAGTTCGCTACGCTTGTACCGCCTTTCGGCTGCTCCATGTCGCCATAGAGATCAGACTATATCATCATCCTTCCGGATGCCTCGCACTTCCACGCGCTTGCGTGTACTCCCTTCCGGGATAGTCGTTGCTCCTTCCTCAGTAGAGGCTTGGATCAGGATTGTCTCAATGAGAGTTCCCCTGAGTTCACGAGGTTTTCAAAACACATTTCTGTGTTAGGCCACTAATCTTAATGGATCAGCTGTACCTGCAGAACCAAGCTGTTTAACAATATGCTGCAGGCCACCACCTGCGATATCTGTTACACCATAGGCATTCTTGCCCAGGATCATGGTTGCATATACGTTTGCACTGGATGCGCCGGCACCTGCAAATATCTTAGCCTCGGTAGTCTCCACAAACCGTACGCCTGCAATTGCTCCCAGCTCGCCGGCATAGATGTTGTCGGTGTTCACGTACTGGTGCGGATATTTCCAATCGTTGTCGTCCATGCTTGTTGTTAATCTGCAATTTCTCAGTTCAGTTATAGTTGCAGTTCAGACTATCGCTTCAGCCTCTCGGCTGCTCTCTCACTTAGTCGTTCACGCTGTATTTAAACTTGCGCCCTGTTGTCCTCTTCAGGAGTTCCAAGTCAATCAGAGAGAGTTCGCACATCGCTCTTCCTTTATGCAGCGAGTGCCCCCATGGTGTTAAGGTCAAAGTCGACATCGGGATGGATAATACCGGCATAAAACTTTCCGTCGATTCTCGGTGCATTGAACAGCTTCAGCTGTCTTACTGCCTTCCGAATATCACGTACCGTCAGCTTGTCGGTGTTCACGGCCAGTGCAGATCTTGCTGCTTTGCCGTTGGCATAGATTACGTTGGTGCCGGCGGTAATAATATCTCTGGTCACGGTGTCCAGAGTTCTACCGGCCTGGGATGCCAGCAGATCCGTTGCTTCGACAAGGTTGTTGTCGATGGCGGTCAGCATCAGGACATCGGATAACTCGATGAATCCACCGTACTGGTTAACCGTTCCATAAATGGCGGTAGCGTCCAGCTTCTGGCCCTGCGGAGTTACACCTTCCTGCAGCGGCGTGGTCATCTTCGGCAGGGTTGCATACCGTCTAAACTCAATCGTCTTACCGCCGTTTTTAGGGATGGGTCTCTTCTGACCGAACTGGTCATGGTAGAGTTCCGGTTCTGCATACCGGATCAGTTCCTTGTCGTAGAAGGTTTTCATTTCTACGCTCAGGTCGTTTCCGGTTGTGGCGGTGGTGTCCGTGGTTTTGTTGGTCTGATTGTAGACCGGGTCAAAAAGATTCAGGATCATAGGGATCAGAATCAGGTTATTAATCTTATCGATCATATCGTTCACTCCATTTCTGCGGATGCACGAATGATCAGTGGGTTTAGCTTTGTTTCAGAGTGATTAGCTCGCCGTTTCGCGCTCGCCTTATCAGATCATCCATGTCTTCCGCTGTAAGATTCTTTACGTCGGTAGTCGTGGTGAACGCACTCTGGCCTCTTGTTCCGTTCTCTGCCGGCCGCATACCATTTGCCCGGATGTTATCCGTGATGGCTTTCTCGGTCCTGGCTGCGGTCTGCATGGTTGCCTGTGACATCAATTCGTCCATGTGGAGCAGCTTATAGGCGTGTTCCATAGGGATCCCCTTCTGGATCAGTGATGCGAATCCCTCGTTCTGGAGTTCTGTTTCCAGGTCAAATTCGGGATACATCGTCTTCACCTGATCGGCCTGTTCCAGCCATGCATTTATCTGCTGCTGGTTTGCTTCCTGTTCCTGCCTGAGTTGCTCCTGCCGGATCAGCTGCTGGTTGTTCAGCTGCAGCTGCTGAAATTGCATGTACTGGTCTGTTGTCATGCCATGTTTGTCCGCTTCGTCCTCCCAAAGAGTGGCGTCAGAATCCATGGCAGTAATCAGTTCCGATACATCGGCCGTTCCATACTTTGTCTGGAGCCGGTCAAGCAGTGGCTGATAGGAATCAACGCTCTGCTTCAGGGTCTGGATCTGATCGCTTGATGCCTTCAATCGTCCTTTTACCAGCTTCTGGATCCTTGCATCGTCAAGGTCCTTATTCTGCTGGATGAAGTCGTTGTACGCCCTTGTGCGTTCTGCTGCAGCTGCGTCGGCGTCACTCTGCTGCTGTAAGTTTTCGCCCGATTGCTCCCCGGCGGCGGGAGCGTTTTCGCCCGGTGCTCCGGCTTCACCGCCGCCACCTTCGCCTTCGAAGAGTGACAGATCCACCTTGAGCAGTGTTAAGTCATTTAAATTCATAAGGTTTTTCCTTTCGGATCTAGGGATACGTTGCCCCGTCGTTTATAGGTTATGCCTGAAATTTATCGCATGTTCAGGGAGCGTTCTCCCCTCAAATGCGTATCTCAGGAAAAAAAATTTTGAATCAGCACAATTTCTTCCGGATAGGTCTTCTGCAGCTGCATCAGGCCTATCAGTACGCACCGGAAGTCTTCTGCCGGGTACTCATCTTCTGCCAGAAATTCAATCACTGCATTCCCCGGTTGGAGTATGCTGTAATGGCATACTGCAGAATCATGGTTACAGAGGCTTCCTTCCAGCGTCTGCACCAGCGTCGATACAGCTGTGCATACCTGAGATGATTCTGCGTGATTGCTCACCTGCAGTCTGTAGTGCCGGTTGTTTACGGTTGCCTGGATCTCTGTCATAGTGTCCTATCTCCTTGCTGGATTTGCGGCTTCTGTGTTAGCCTGGCTCATGTCCGGGGTTGATCTTTTCGCGAGCCTCTGCTGATAGCTTGTGGTCTTAGGCTGCAATGCTGCGTCTGCCCCACCACCTGCCGGGGCTCCCTGCTGTGGTGCTGGTGCTGCCATTCCTGCCCCAGGGATCTGCCCCTGGAACTGCGGAAGACCCATGGCTCCAGTCAGCTGGTCGATGACCTGCATTTGCTGTTTCACGATGTTAAGCAGCGTCTGCCCTTCTTCTACAGTCCGCTTCACTTCATCAATACCTTCAAACTCCATCATTTTCAGTGCGCCTTTTGCTTCCTGGGCGTGTTCTGGGTTGAAGAATCCCATGCCGTAAAGCTCCTGCGCGCGCTGATTACCTTCCATCGTGCTGAAAGGATTCCGCTTCTGGGCGTTAACCTTCAAGTCAAACATTGGCCGGCGGTACAGATCATTGCCGTCCATGTCCCTAACCGGGTTTCCAGCTTCGTCAACAATCAGCTGATTCTGTAGCTGATCCTTTCCAATACTGGCGAACTCATACTCGGCACCATTGGATCCAGCCACCCGGAATCCTCTTTGCGCGTCATAGAACTGGCGTATCAGCTCTATACACAGGTTGTAGATCTCGGCGCACCGGTCATAGGAGCGGCCTATCATATCTCTAGAGGTCTTGTTCGTTCGTGTTATCGCACGGCTTTTTATCCGTACTTCTGCATCATTACAATGCAGACCAGCATATCTTTTCACCTTCAGCATGATCTGTTCAGGTGGTGCGGTCTCGTGGAAGGATTATATCTTTTCACCTTCTATGCGTTGCCCCTGACTACAGTTCCTGTAGCCTTCGGTTCTGGTTACCGTTGCAAACGGCTTTCCAGCTTAATACCGCACTGGTTATCCATGGCATTTCTGCCGTGGACGGCTCGCTTTCGCCTTCGCATTTTATGCGGCGAGAGCGCAATAACCGGCCTCTTGAAGGGCTGAAATTGCGGCAGCAGCCGTGATTCCGGAAGAGGTGCTGCCAGCGTTTACATCCCGGTTGGATGAAGTGTCTTTCATCTCGTCGATCTTCATCTGCAGGAGCTGGGTGTAAATGGCAGCAGGTGGTGATACGTCCACTTCTTTGATCCTGTTGTCGCCTATCTCGCCAGTCACTCGGACAATCTCATTGTTCCAGTCTGCAAATTCTTCTGCATTTACATTAGTGCTGTCTGAAACAAAGAACCGTTTCCTGGATCCCATCATGGATGACTGCAGCAGGTTAGACGACAGCTGGTCGATGTAAAGCTGTGGATCCCGGCAGATAGAGATAACTCCGTATCCGGTCGGCGTACCCTTCTGCGGATACAGCGTATCAAAGACAAAAGGATACAGGCCGTGATCATAGAATCCGCGTTCTGTATACTCCGGGTTATTTTCGCTGGCCATCAGGATCTCATCATTGCAGAACTTAACGAAATGCAGCACTGTTTTCCCAGATGGCATGCGCTTCTTATAGTACCAGTCAACAACTGTCGACTTCTCGGATAGGTCGATGTTTGCGTCATACATATACTGCGGAACATCAATAGCCCCGGATCCGGACATCTTGCCGGCATGCTCCGGGTACATCTGATCCAGCAGGTCCGTATCTATCAGTTCGCTGACAAATACGTTCCTTGAATCCTGAATATCAGTTATCCCTGGCTCATACAGGATCTTGGTGATGTCGATCTGCTTAATGTCAATATCTCCCAGTCCATTCTCCTTCTGGCTGTTCCAAAAGACCCCGTATATTCCGGTCCCGTGTTTCAGCTTTTCCCACCAGTTATCAGAGTACGTCCTCTTGAAGTCGTTATACTCCATCACCACCGGCAGAATACTGGACAGCAGGTGAGCGGATTGTTCATCTTCCAGTTCCCTGGGAAGGACCAGCGGCTCCGGATAGTTGTCCATAGCGTCCGCATGCTTGTTGATGATCGAGTTGACTAACCAGGCAGATGTAGGCCGGAGTCTGTTTTTCGCCTTCTTTTTCTCTTCCTCGGTCTTCGACATGTTGATGACATCCCAGTGCCGGAGTTCCCACCATTTCTCTTCTTCGATAACGCGGTTATCCAGGTAGGCTTTTGCGGCTCTGTACTTCTGCATGACAGCCTGGGCCTCATGGATCTGCTCAACTCCAATGGGGTTCCGTTGGTAGGTCTCTTCTACTGGAGCGTCCTGGATGACTGTGCCTACGTTTCTGTCCGATGGATCCCAGGTAGGATCTGTCTGCAGCTCCGTTCGTGTCGTGGGCAGTGGTGTCGGTTCCTGCTCCGGTTGATAGTCTTGCCGGAACTGCTGTCCACCAGTTTCGTCCGGCAAAGGACTGACAGCAGACCGCATGCTGTCAGTCTGCTGATTTGCTTCCGGCACGGCCATCGGGTCCGAGTCCGGTCGCATTGGGTTAATTGGTCTTCTGATTGGCATAAGTTTTTCTCCTAACTGTAATGCCGGTAATAATCATACCGGTCAGTTTCATTGGTTCTATAGTAGTTATCGAGCGGATCCAGCGGATCGTAGGGCTTCGGTGGCTGCTTATTAACGAGCGGTTTCGTGATTGCATATCTTTGGCAGCAGTACCGGAACTGGTCATACAAATGGTCCTCTCCGTCCGTGTCCACATCTTCCGGATGCTTTTCGTCATATATCAGTGTTGGGATTGTCCTGATAAAGTGTTTACAGTCACTGAACACCTGGAACATAGGAAATCCGTTCTGATCGAAGGCAAGGCGATTGTGTACCTGCATCTTTCCGTTTATGCGGTCGTTGTCCGCTTTCTCGATATAGATACCCTGTTCTTCAAATGATGTTCCGATACTCTTCACTCCCTGGGATCCCCATATCGCAGGATCCCCTATCCGAATAATATGTTTGTGTTTCAAATTGGGATCTGATGCTTCAATCTCTTTCACAGCCTGCGCTACTGCTGCCGGCTCCATTTTGACGCCGGTGTTTGGTGTCTGTGTGCATCCGTAATACTCACGGATCCCATACAATACACCATCCTCTGACAGCGCATACCACATGAAGGCAAAAGGTTTTGTATAGCCCCAGTCCATGGACATGAGAATTGTCCAGTGATTCGGTATCGGGAAAGGATTGATGACATGCGTCCATTGATGGTCATCATAGTGCGTCGGGTCATTCCTGAGATTAAACACCTGCCCGACGAATGCGTCCCAGTCACCATACAGCCACGCTTTTTTCAGCTGTTCTGGTAATGCTTCCAGCTGCTTTACATAATCCGGATTTGATATCATCAATGCCCGGTTGTCCGTCACAAGCGATTGAATGAATGAATATTCCTCCGGATATTCCCCAGGAAGAAAGATCCGGTCTACAAACAGCCTTTTGATGTACTGATGGGATTTGCCCCCAGGGTTGCAGGTGTAGTAGATTCGTTTCGGATATTCATTTACGCCACGCACACACGCAACAAGGGCCTTGATCTGTTCTTCTGATAGCAGTGTTGCTTCATCCAGGAAGAGCACATCAACTTCAGTTCCTTGGTATCTATCGATATCTCCCTCCGCGTTACAGTAGCCGAAGAGAATTGTCGAGCCATTTGCGAAGGTCATTTCTTTATTGCTGTCGTTGTAGGTGGCTGCAGCATCCGGTGTTCCGCATTTACAGAGGGCCTTCAGTGGTTTGATGTGGTTCGCACGGAGTTCCGGATAAGACTTACGGATGATCATGATGGTGATCCCAGGATGTTTCATGGACAAATAGATTGACTTCATCCGGATCCCATAGGACTTGCCGCCGCCTCTCGCACCACCAAAGGCTACATGTTTGTGGTGATCCCGGAGAAAGAGCTTCTGCTTTTCGTTTGGCGGTGAAAGCCTAATCTCCATAAGCGTTCATCTCCTCGGAACTAAAGGTGATCGTCACATGATTCCGGATAGTTTCAGCTTCTGCGTCCACCGGTTTGTCACGCCACTTGGTTGGTTTCCGGTTCTTCAGCCAGAAAATCTGTGCAGTGACATTGCCTTCCAGGGCAGCCTTCAGCAGTGCATTTTCCACCTGAAAGTCCACTACTTCCTTTCCAGCTTTTAAGGCCTCACTTATCTCACTAAACCGGTTTTTCCATTCGTACAGAGTCTTGGCCCTGATGCCCATATTTGACGCTATCTGTTCATCCGTCAGACCATCTCTCGCCCATCCTGTCAAAAGGATCAGCCCGTCCGGTTCCAGCCATCGATGATACTTGCCTTTGCGAGCCACTCAACTCACCCCTGCTTATCCTGTAGGCTGTTCTGTATCGTGTTCCATGCCGCACTTATGCCTGCAGAGAGCGCACCACATACAATTGGAATCACGTACACGTACCACTTGTCCCAGTCAAACTCCAGCACCTTGGCCAGGATCGCACACACCTCCGGAATGAGAGTTCCCAGGAAGGCCTGGACGAAAGTTTTTATTGCTCTGGACTTAATGTCAGTAATCATCTTCTTCACTCCTTTTCTGTCTTGATACTGCCTATGTAACACAGATCTGCAGAGGCTTCTCCCCTCATAAGCCTCCAGGAAGACAAAAAAATAGAGGCCTAACTGGTCTCTATCTTTTTTGCGTGTAATTCGTAGTTTCCACTTTTTAGCTTCGTTGTCTTAACATTCCATAGTCCTTTTGGCTGCTGGATCTCCAGTACGTATTCTTCTCCCTTCTTGTGACCGAAGGTCGTACACACCTTTGCCAGCACCATGAAAGCCACCCGGTATACCTGTGCTATGCCCTCTTCTTTTTCCTGTTCCTTCTGCTTGACCAGGTTACGCCACATCTCTCGCTCATGGTGCAGCTTCTCCCATAGTCCTTCCACTGTCGCCCCATCCGGGACCGGCGGCATACTCACTTCCTTGGCCGGTTCTTTGCTTGTTCTCGCTTCCACCTTCTCACCTCTTTCTGTATCGCTATTTTTTTATCAGCGCACTTCTCCTGCATCTGTGCAATTGTACAGGATTTATATCCTTCCGGATCCGCGCAGTAGTGTTGCAGGTACTCCCTACATGCTGCAATGGACGGAAACTGGATCCGGCAGTTCCCATCGCACCAAACTTTATTGGCGTCATTGCCTGTATTGTATGGACAAAACATGTGATAGTGATAATAATCCATTGTTCACTCTCCTGGGTGTTGCCTCAGTGTCTCCTTTATCTGCTGTCCCTTTTTCGACAGCTGCAACTTCATAAAAGCCTGGTCGCAGGTGTTCCGGTCTGACTGGCACATATCCCTTTTCCGGTACTCAGATAAAGCCATCTCAACGATCAGCGTCTCCGTCATGCTGAATTCAATCATCTGATATCTCTCCTTCCCACAAAAAATCATCAAACTTATGATCTAAAAAATGGATGTCCTCGGCCAGTACAGCGCAATCTGTTTTCCCATCTTCGTATTCGACAATCGCATACACCATGCCGTCTTTGATATACCATTTATGCCATAATGCTTTTGTTCTCTCTGTCTCAATGACATATCCAAGGGAGCCTGTTTTTCTTAACTCTTTGTACGAATCAACATAAAAGGAATCATCTTTCACCATGTTTTCCACGACAACTTCACACGGTCTCAGGTTTTCCATTCTTTTCTCCTCCCTTTGCTGCCTCGAAAATGCCGAGATTTTTTTTAATAATCCAATCTCCGTCTTTCGTTTGCTCTCTACTTCCCTCTGCATTATTCATTCTTTGTAGTTCATTAAGTCCTAATTTTAATACATAGTTTTTATTAGCATATTTTTCACAATTTAATGTGCAAGGACAATCTCCAAGTTCGTTTCTTAATGTGCAACAATCAATACTTGCGCCCATTTGATGCTCACAATGATAAAATACACAGTCTTTTCTTTTCATTTTTCTTTCTCTCTCCATTTTCTGCTCAAGTGCTTCGATTGCTATGTGTGTTGCTTCTCTCACCGGACAACCGCCATCCGGGCAATGGTACGCATCATCTGCGGAATAGCAGTCAGTACAGCTTTGCGTCTTGAGAATTTCTATTGCTTCTTCTTTAGTCATTTTCGTCCCCTCCCTTCGGCTCTGCTGACCTTATCATAAAGCCGTTCAAGAAACTCAATTTCTGTAGCCGTGTCTTTATCATACCGCCAATGCTGAGCTGACCGCTTTGACAAAAGACTTAATGAAATTCCGTGAGCGAATACCCTTAGTTCTTC